ATCTTGAAGGTATCTCCACCAGACGAGTCAAAATCATGCTTACCTTTTAAAAGATCTCTCTTAAAAGTGTTGCATATTGCAGACGATATTGCCATTTTTTATCTCCTTATGGTTGTTTCGATTCAAGAGGAAGTCGGAGAACGCCATCAGAGTATTCGTCACGCCTTCTTCTACCTTGTTGTTCAAGTTGCAAGCCTTGCAGTGCTTGTTGATAGCCCTGTTCATAAAATTGTAACAGATTATCTGGTCCTTTTAAAAATTTAAATGCTTCTGCAAGACAAGCATTTAATAGCACTCTTGGAGCATTTGTACTCACCCAAGTGGTCGTATTAGACGAAGACAAACCTGTTTCTTGTTTGTTCAAAGCTAATTCAATGTTATAATTCGAATTTGGTGTAGGCGCAAGATATATTGTATCTTGATCCCACATTGCATAGTATTTTGGTTGCGCTTGAGATGTCCTATCTGGCCAATATTCATTCATGTATGAAATATCTTTTTGCTCCAAGTAGGTACGTGTAGGTGTTCCTGATGATGGGTATATTTGAGCTGAACGAATAAAGGCTAATTGACCTGTATTAGCACCGGGTAATGTAACAAAAGAATTTCCTTGAGTAAGGCTAGCAAATTGATAAGATCGATATACATCTAAATCAACATCTCTAAATATACGTTTTTCTGCATGTTCAATAAAATCATTAAGAATAGCATCCGTTAAAACATCACTAGATGTCTCTGTGTAATCTCTAATTTGTGTTTGTAATTCTGAATAAGTTGTCATGTTATACTCACCGTTATTGTACCTAAAAATGATTTAATTTCTATATCTTTATTCTCTTGATCACTGCCCTCTATAGGTTGCATTGTATTAACAATAACTGTTTCATTTGCGCCCGGCGCTGGAATAGGATTAAATTGTGTAATTGTTTGTGTTTTTACAGCAAATATATTTTTTCCATATAGATTTGTTGTTAAAGGAACAATAGCACTTATTTTTTGAGATTTAGGATATTGTAATGATTGAGGATCTGTTACGCGTGGTAAAGGTTCTAGTTGAGGATGTTTTGGTTCAAACTCACTGGTATGAACCCACGAACCATTCCATTCTTGCACCATCTCGTTATAAGGAAATGCCATACCTGAACGATCAGATATTCGTTGTGCAAATTTTCCTGATGCGTATCTAGCCATTTATACTCCAGGTAAATAATTTTTAGGAGTAAGAAATACACTTGTTCTTTCACCATCAGTATCCGCAGCTCGTTGAAACTCATCTTCATAAACTTGTTTTAAAAGTTGAATTCGGTCTGGAGTTCTTTTCATAGCTATGTAATAAGCTAATCCAGCAGTTAAACATGGAAGAAAACGAAAAGGAATTTCAGAATTATTGGTGTAATCGCCAGAGTCCTTCATCCGAACAAGGGCATAATATATTAGAGTGTATGCTGAGTCTGAAGCAGGATATAGATATAGTGTTGGGTTTATCGTACGTTCAAAATAGTATTGAGTTGGTCTTCCGCTGGTCGTTTTAACAGCGTAGTTCCAATAAGTTGCCCTACTTATACTCGTTGTTGAAAAATCATTATTATTTGAGTCACGTATAATTACATCAGTAATATCTACAATTTGTTGACTATCATTTGCATTAGCTCCAAATAAATTGGCTGCTGTTAATTCTGTTGTATTAGCCGCTAAAACTTTTTCTTGTTTTTGAATTGTCCAAAGATTTAAACCTCTGTTAGCCCATTCAGCTAACATAAGATTTAAAGAACGTCTTGCGGTCTTTATATCGTACCCACTACGTATTTGAAGACCGCATCGTTCATAAGCTTCTTCAGCTATGTCATCTATAGACAAATCAAAATTTGCGGTTGGTGCGTAAGTTGACATTATCCTCTTTTCTTACCCTTCTTAACAGATTTCTTTTTACCTTTTTTGGTTCTAGATCCGCCTTTCATAACTTTCATAGTTTTCATACCACCTCTAGCCATTGGCATTTTTGCAGATTTCTTCATAGTTGTCTCCTTATTTTGTTATATATTTTTGAACGCGACTTAACGACCTCATTGTAATATTCTTTTGGCCACCCCTTATAGTAACCAACCTTGTGCAATTTATCAGAAGCTTGCTGTAATTGCGAGAACTTTTGTACAAGCATCATAGAATATTGTAAATCTCCTTCATAGGTTTCTTCAGTGCCTGGATCTATTAAAAAGGCGTGTTCCTCTACTGTAGGTGTAGCCGAGGGGTGAAAACCCATAAAATATATATCCTTAAAATTAAATGATTGATTATAAAAATCTATAAAATCTTGAAACTTATTTGAAGTGTATGAAAACCAAGGATCACAAAATATTAATATTTCATATTTATTCCAATTAAATGTTTTTAAATAATTAGATAATTGAGACTTATAATGTTTATTTTTTTCTTTAATTTTAATTAAAACTTTTTTATCTTTCCAAGTTTTTTTTGCAAAGGGACATGCGGGCAATCCTCCTAAATGTTGATTAGGTACTTCAAGATTTAATCTTGACCAATTTCTTATATCTTTTTCTATTAATTTTTTTAAACTCAGAAAGTTCCTTTAAAATCAAAACCTCTCACTGCTGCTCCTGTTTTTCTAGAAGTTGAAATACCATTCATTGCAAAAGTTTTTACGTTTGTAGGTTTTCCTCCGGGATTACCCGCAGCTCTTTTTCGCTTGACAGCACTCGCCTTTTGCGACTTTGTCATTCGTGTGGCTTTTGCAAGTGGCACGCATTTCGGGTACTTTCTTTTGCTTCCCTTTTTTCTGCCACAAGGTTGATATTTTCCGTCTTTCTTCGGAGCTCCAATATCTACCCACTTCTCTTTCACCCATGATCTTAATCCTTTCTTTGCCATTAAGATAATTTTGTTTGTTTTCTATTTTTTTCTTTTACTCCTCCACAACCTGCTGCAATGATTGTTGATTTACCTTCTTTCATATTTACTTTTCTTAAATTTGAAACCGCTTTTCTATCTTGTGAAACTGAACCGCCATTCATTTTTTTATTTTTTTTCTTACCGCCGGGTGTAACTTTACCTGAACAAACAGCACTAGCATACATATTTGCATAAGCTGAGGGATAAACTTTAAATTTTCTTTTAGCTGCCGCTTTTCCTTTTGGACACAATTTAGCCATGACCTTGACCCCTATATTTAACGTGTTGTCGTCGTTTATTTTTATTCTTTGGCCTACTGCGCGAAGAATTACCTATACTAGTTCTTTTTTTGACAGGTGTAAAGTATTGGTTATTTGGAAGTTTAGCGACCATTATTTCATTTGTGATAAAGGATTAGCAAGAGTAAGTTTAATTTGTTTATCAATGCTCTCTTGTAACTCTTTCATCTTTTCTTCTAAATCAGATTGTAATTTTGACATATCTTCTTCCATTGTATCTACAGTAATTTTTAAATCTTTAGAGTTATCTCTAGCATCTTCTTTAACTTGTTGCTCTACATCATTAACAATTTTCTCTACTCTTCTTACATCTTGTCTAAGATCGTTCTTCAACTCATTTGCAACATCAGACACTAATCTTATTTCCGACATCATCATTTCCATTTCACCCATAAGCATTTCTATTTCTGTTTGTAATAGATCTGTCTTACTTTTCATTTCTTCTTTTGTAAGTGCAATGTTTTTATCAAACTCTGAAAGGTCAGGGCTGACATATGCGGACATGGTATCCTTCATTGTTAGATAATCCTTATAAAATTCAAAAATTCCCCATGCGCCACCAAGTAAAGTACCAAGTGCTGTAAGAACCACGAACAGTTTTCCGCCCTTGAATTTTAAACCCGCAAATTCCATTTCTGCCATAGCTATTCCGAAATTTGTTGCCATTGTTGCATTATCATCTCATCCATTAATCCATCACTTCCAGCAAATAAAAAATATTGTGCTATGTTGTTAGTTGTTAGTTCAGCATCAGGTATTGCATTATCTGTAAAGAATCCTTGTATGTCATTTAAACTTTGTTGACCTTCAAAGAATGATTTAGAGTTACCTAATACTTGCATCACAATTAATGTTTTTAACTGATTTGCAGAGTCATATCTACCCTTATCACCCATCTTCTTTAATATTTTTTTAGCTGCGACTTCTTTTTTACTCTCTTCTTTTTTTACCTCGTCTTGATCCTTATCCTCTGTTTCTTCCATATCTTCTTCGCTATCTTCATCTTTAGCAACCTCTGGTGAGCTTTCTTCCTGCTCAGGCTCCTCTTTCGCAGTAGGTTCAGTTTCCTTAGTATCTTCTTCAGTAGGTTCATCTTGTACCTCCTCTTGTTCTGGCTCAGAAACTTCTGGTTCTGGCTCAGGTTCTGGTTCATTTA